TTAAAGCGTTTCCTCGGGCCCCTTATCCACGGTAGCGAAGGAACCGACGGTAGGAGGTTCGTGCGCCTGCACGTCATCGACTTCTGTCTTGAGTTCGGCCTGCCGCGCTTCCATCCGCTTAAGCGTCTCGATAATCCAGTCTAATTTCTCGTCGGTTGTCATACTCAAATAACACTACCGTTGTGCTCAAGATGGACAACAAGAGAAATCAAGCCACTCCTCCCGCGCATCCGCATGGTGCGGAAACCCCTCAGAGCCGCGACAGAGACGCTTGGAAGCCTCCCGCGAGTATGGGATTCTGTCGCGTGCTCCGAGGGCCAAGCCCGTGACGCGCCATACCATGGCGTGTGCATGCGCCGCGACGGGCTTGTTGGTCCACGCAGCATAGGTGAGATAGGCACCGAGAATACCGGTCGGCAGTGTCCCCCTGATTCCGCGTCAGCAGATGGTAATCCAGCCGATCCGGCTGTGGCCGACACTAATGCTGAACCCTCGCGTGTAGAGATTCGGGCGAATCCACGGCGTGAGATAAATGCGTTTCCAAATGCGCAGTTCCATTAGGGCCTTTCTTGCGCGACTCCGAAGTCTTCTTTGAACAGCGAGAAGTTTTGTGGAGAACTCGAACGTTTGACGACGGACAGCACGGCTTGATTAACGAAGTTGCGAAGGTCGCGACCGGTCTTGCCATCGGTGGCTAGCGCCAGGGCGCGAATGACACGAGTTCGATCTCCGCTGAATCGCAGAGGGCCCAAAAACAACTCCAGCAGCGCGGTTCGGGTTGATTCATCGGTAGCGGGAACTCGATTCGTTGGGCGAAACGGGAGAGGACCGCTGAATCAACCTGATCGGGCCGGTTGGTCGCGCCGACAAGGAAGACTGCGTCGGTATCGCTTAGAATACCATCGATCTCCTGCAGGAGTTGTGCGGTGAACTCCTGGCTGATCGCGTCCGCATAAGCCCCACGGATCGGACAAACCGCATCGGGATGACTTTTCGACCGGCGACGAGTGCCAGCGATTGTACAGCTAATTGAAGGGGGGTGTCGTCTGACTTATCCCTCGGTTTGCGGTATCGCCGAAAGTCGTTATCAACACGGAACGCCGCAAACCTACGAGCACCAGGAATTTTGTTCCGAGATGCGATTTAATACGCTAGTGTAGCGCAATACGCGATTGCTTGCGCAATGGAACAAGAGTATGCCGGGCGCAAGCTGCGATTTCCATTCCCGGAGCTTTCGCCGGAACACCGGAGTTCGCCAGCCCTGAGCAGTTCGCAGGAGTGCCCGTTGATATCCGTTCGGACTTGTACTCTCTTGGGGTAACGCTGTGGGTAATGGTGACGGGGAAGACGCCGTTCCGAGGCACCCCCGGTGAAGTGATGTCTCAGCATCAGCGCTCATCTTTACCGCTTGAACTGCTTAGAGCCGTTCCACAGCCGGTGGTCGTTCTACTTGGAATGCTCCTTGAAAAGGATCCCGGGAGTCGTTTTCAGACCCCGGGCGAACTTCTGAATGCCATACCGGCGATAACAGGCGCTGTCGACGCGCGGCGTAGAATCACTCCTCAGAGCTTGCAGCAGATGCCCTCTGCCGCTTCGCCCGTCGTAACTCGTAAGCCACCGGCAAGATGGGGACAGTTCGTATCCTTCATCCTTGGCCGAGCGAACGTTTCGCCGCCAAATACCCAAGGCGGGAGCCCGGTTCTTGAATCACGCTCACCGGGATCCGCGCCAAAGAAAATTTCAGTCGCCAGATTGCCCGTTACCGGAAGCGATGTTTTTGGTCGAGAGCAGGACATCGCCTTCCTGGATGACGCATGGGCAAGCCAGGATGTAAATATCGTAATGTGCGGCGTATCGGTTAAAGCTGGGATGAAATAGGCCGTATGAAGGCTTCATGCAGAAAGCCATCTTGTACGTCCGTTTCTCCTCCGATAAGCAAAAGGACGGAGATTCCCGTAAACGCCAGCTCGACGCCGGGCGGGCTTATTGCGCCCGGCACGGTTTCTCCCTCGAAAAAACGCTTATCGACGAGGGCAAGAGCGCCTTTACCGGCGAGCACCTTTCGGTCGGAGAACTCGGCAAGTTCCTTCTAGAAGCGGATAACGGGCTTTACTCGGGCTATGCCTTCCTAATCGAGGAGGTCGACCGGCTTTCCCGGATGGGGGTCTTATCCACCTTCGAACTCCTCGCCCGGCTTTTAACCGGCGGTATCTCGGTGCACGAGATTAATACCGGGGCGGTGCTTCGGGAGCTGGACGACCTCGATTCGACGGATAAAGGTATTCTAACGACCGTGCGAAGCATCCTGGCTAAAGACACCTCCCGTAAAACGAGTGTGCGGGTTCGTGCCGCCCGCGCCTCCGAACGGGAGCAAGCCCGGGCGACCGGCCTGGCCGTCACGGCAAAGGTGCCCGCCTGGATTCGAGCCGAAAGGGGCAAAAAGCCGGTGCTCATTCCCGAGCATGCCGCAACCGTGCACCGCATCTTCGCGCTAGCCGGAAACGGCCTCGGATGCAAAAGGATCGTCCGCAAACTAGAGGAAGAGAGCCGTAAACCCTTCGGCGCAAATACGGCATGGAGCCCGGAGTATGTCCAAAAAATTCTCCGCAACCGGGCGGCGATCGGCGAGCACCAGCCCCACCGCATCGAGAAGCAAAAACGCCCGGACCGTCAGGGCAAGGTCCGGGAGGTTAAGGTACGGGTGCCGGTCGGCGAACCGATCTTGGATTATTATCCGGCGGTGGTTACTCCCTCGGAATGGCAAGCCGCCCGGCAAGCCGTGGAAGCGAAAACCCGTTTCCGCAAGGATGGCCGACGCGGTTACGGGGCTGGCCACTTTAACGTCAACTCGCTTTTTAGCCCCCTGGTTTACGATTACGACAACAAGATCATTATGCTGCACAACCCGGGCAAGAAAGGCAAGAAAGGCGATTATCCCCGGCTCGAAAGCCGTTGGCAGAGCACAAAAAAGCAACACTCGGTGCGGCTAGAGGAATTCGAAACCGTGATGCTCGGCGTCTTGCCTGACCTCGATTGGCAAACCATCGCCGAGGAAAGCGAGCCGCCGGAAGTGAAGCAAGCGCAAGCCGAACTCGACGCCGTGCTTACCGAGATCGACCGGCGCACCGCACGCCTTACGGACCTCGAAAAGCTCGTTGCGGAGGGAACCTTCTCGAAGACGCTATTCGAGACCCTAGACGCGGAGAAGCTCGCCCTGGGCGATCTTACCTCCCGCTCGGAAAAACTCGCTGCAGGGCTTGCCGAGGCCCGGGCTAAGGCGGCTGCGCTCCACGATCCGGCGGAACTTATCGAAGCGATCCGTTCCGGCACGAAACCGGAGCTTCGCTTGCGGCTAAAGTCCGAAATCCGCAAGCGGGTTAGGCGCATTGATCTCTCCTTTCGGTCTGCGGAATGGGATTACTATGTCTACATCCACTTCGTGAACGGAGCGCTACGGGGGGTCGGAGTGCGTGGGAATTTTGCGCGTTGGTTAAACTTCGGTTGGCCGTTCCTGGCAAGCTAGATGCTCGGAGATTAACCCGGATAAAGCCCGCGAAATGTAGGGATTATCTAAACTCCGACTAAAAGCACCGCACTTCCGGCTTTCGAGAGGACGAAGCCCTCGAAATCGGCGCTATCGCGAGATTCGGTCGCCGATAGCGTCGCCTTCCAATCCACGGCTCCGGCGGCGCTCGCCGTATCGGGCAACTCCGAAGCCGACATCGCGCCGAAGGCTCCGGCAAGACCGGCTAGGCTAGCGAGGTCGCCCGTCTCCGTCGCGGCTAACGATCCTTTCCAGTCGATCGCCCCGGCGGCGTTCGCCGTGTCGGGAGAACTGGTAGCCGCGAGGGCGCCAATCACACCGGCTAAGGCCGAGACAGCCGCCGAATCGCCCGGTTCCGTCGCGGATAAAGACCCTTTCCAGTCTACGGTTCCGGCCCCGCTCGCCGTATCCGGCGCATCCGAGGCGGAGAGGGTACCCCCGAGACCGGCAACTCCGCTTATGCTCGCGGCGTCGCCCGTCTCCGTAGCCGCTAGGGAGCCTTTCCAGTCTACGGCTCCGGTCGCGGTAGCGGTGTCGACCGCCTCGGTAGCCGATAACGCACCGAAAAGACCCGCGAGACCCGCTATCGCCGCCGTATCGCCCTTCTCCGTCACGGCTAAAGACCCTTTCCAGTCGACCGTCCCGTCGGCGCTCGCCGCGTCGGGAACTTCCGTACTAGCGAGCGTGCCTATGGGGTTGGCCGTACCGGCGATCGCGGCGGTGTCTAGCGGTTCGGTGGCCGCGAGGGTGCCCGTGACCGGGGCTTGCAGTAGGCTAATCAGCCCGAGATCGTTCCAGTTCGCCGTCGCGTCATTCCAATTATCCGAACCCGATTTCCAGTTGCCCCGAGCCGTCACCGTCGCGCCCGAAATCGAGACCGCCGCAACGGTAATCCGAAGATAATTCGGCGAGAGAAGCTCGACGTTCGCCCCGGCGCTTGAAACGCTCGCCGCCGAGACCGGGGTGGGCCGGACGAGAGTCTTAATATTAACCGAGGCGCTAGAAGTCGAAACCGCATCGGCGTCCGGGATCTCCCGTAAGGGACGAACGGTAACCGAGGCGCTCGAAACCGAGACGGCGTCGGCGTCCGTCTTTCGTAGCTGGTAATGGGGGGTAACGGAGGCGCTCGACGCGCTCGCCGCCGCCGGTTTCGGCTGCACGGTCGCCGTGTAGTTCGTCGTCGCGATGGTAGCAGCGGAAATGTAGAAGAGGACGTTATCCGAGTTGGAGGAGCCCGCCGTCGTCTCCTGCCACTCGATCTGAAAGAACAGGTACTCGTTCGAGAGGGTAATCGCGGGCGCGGACCAGGAGAGGGTGGAGGTCGTCGTGGCCGTCGTCGAGAGGGTAATGGTAGAGCAGGTCTGCACCCCGGAGGTAAGCTCCCGAGCGCTTGCCCCATTCGCGTTAACGGATGCCCAGGCCCGGAACCGCATCGCCCCGACCGCCCCGGCTACCGAGGCCCGCATGCCGAAGTTAAAGGTCCAGGTCCCGGCAGGGAACGATCCCGCGTAAGGCGTCGGCGAGATAAAGCTATCCCCCGCCGTCGTATTCGTTGCCCCCGTTCCGGCGACCGGGCCGGTCGCGGAAGCGATATAGGAGGAGGCGGAACTCGTTGCCGCCGTCGCGCTGGCCCCCATGCGGGCCTGGAAATAGGGGGTGGTAATGGCGGTCTTCGCCGGTCCCCAACCGAAACTCGAGTTCGCCGCGCTCGGGGCGGAGCCGCTATCTTGTAATTGCCCGAAGTAACCGAGCGAAACGGCGGCGGAACCCAGGACGTAGAAGGTTTTTACCGCCATTTTGCATCCCTACTCTCGTCGTTAGGGGGCGTGGGTTATAACTGCCGAGGTAAGGGTAACCGTTTGCCCCGAGGTAATGGAGGTCGAGTTAAGGTTAATGTCGGAGCCGCTCGTGCCGACGGTAAGACCCGAGACCTGCACCGTTCCGGCGCTATCCTTAATGCGGGCGGAAGCGGCGGTGCCGGTCCCGGTGGCGACGCCCGACTTCGGCGCTCCGGCCATGGTAATGGCTTGCGACGCTTCGGTAAAGGAGGGTTTCTGGAAGTTGATTGTCACGAGGAGCGCCGCCATGCCGCTCGTACCGATCTCTAGATAGCCGACGCCGCTTTGGGCATCGATGGCGGTTACGACCGCGTTCATCCGCGTGTCTTTTAAGGCGTTTGCGTAACTTACACTCATAGGTTTTTAGTGGTAATCCTGTCCGACGATACTGCCTAGAACCGTTGCGCCCGCGTCCGGCGTCATAAGTACGACGACGTCCGTCTTGCCCGCCCCGGAGGTGATTACCGGGGGGACGCCTCCCGGCCAAACGGTGCCGCTCGGCCAGCCCGTCACGTTGAAGGCTCCGGTATTCTTTATTTGCAAGACGAGCTTGGCTAGGGCCCCGGTGGCGGGCCAGTTAATAACCGAAAAAGAGGCGTTGCCGGTTAGGGTTACCGTTTGCAATTCGCCCGCCGTCCAATCGATCGTCGTCGCCCCGTTTGCCGTTACCGTGCCGAGAGCGAAGGAGGTGCGCGAAAGGCCGAATAAAGCCGTCGTCCACTCCGCGTTCGCCCGGGCGTAGCTCTTTCCATCCGTCGGCGCTTCCGCGATCCCGGGTCCCGGAGGTCCGGGGACGCCACTCGGGAGGATGACGAGGATGTCCTCCTCCGTATTGCGGACGACGATGTCGCCGGGGCGCGAGCCGTTAAGATAAAGGGGCGGCCCGTCACCGTTGTTTCGTACCACGATGTCGTTTGCGGCGCTATTTTTAACGAAGATGTCGGGCATAAGCGCTTAAGTGGGGAAGGGTGGCGAATCGGAAATTTGCAACGGCCCGGCGCACACTACAACGCTCGAAGCCGCGCCGCTCGGAGACCGCCGGAGGAGTTGCCAACTCGCCTCGCCGCACGGGAGCGTCCCGGTTACGGAATCGGGCGTCGCGAAGGAGACGACATTAACCGAGACGGTCGGGCTATCGTTCACGAGCAGGGGCACCGCCCCACAGGCGGCGGGCGACGTCCCCACCGGTAAGACGATTAATCGTAGCTCGTCGGCAGAGAGGTCGATCGGAGAGCCGTCCGCGCCCTGCAAGATAAAGGTCTGTGGCCAGCCCCGGTTGCGGTAGAGGGTTAGCGGGATGCCATAGACGTTCATCTTCTAAGAGATCTACTCGCCTAGAGAAGACGCGCTCTTAGGCCGCCCTTAGTACCCCGAGCTTCTCCCATTTCCACTCCGGCCTCCATTCCGGGAGCGGCAAAGTGCCTTTCGGCTGCCAACGCCACTTCCACTGCCAGGCTTGCGGTCGGAGTAGATCCCTTAGCCGTTCGAGAAATTCCTCACTAGCTCGCCTAGGTTGCCCGAATTCGTTCCAATTCGCGAAACTGTCGTTCCAATTATCCGAGGCGCTATTCCAATTACCCAGCCGCTCCGCCATTAGCGCCGGGTCGGTAGGGACCTCCCGGCTCCGGCGGACGGCCATTTTTTCGAACCGGCTAAAGAGGAATCGCTTAATCGCGAAATAATAAAGGGTAAAAGCTTTTCCCCGGGCCGGGTCGAACTTCAGCAAGGCCTTAGAGAGCTTAAGGATTACTTCGGCCCGCACCTCGGCGAAATCGTCGCGGGATTGCGCACTATACTTGTAGATAAGATGATTGATTAGAGGCAAAGAAGCCCGGATAATCTCCGCAAAGGTTTCCCCGTCTCCGTCCCTCTGCCAGCGCACGATTAACTCCGCGATCCGGCGTTCGTCGAAAAGCGACGAAGAAAACTTAGGCCGGTTGCGTATCCGGCGGAGCTTCGAAAGGTAGATTTGCGCCCGACTCTGCCGCGCCCTCGTCTCCTCCGAAACGGGAACTCCGATCTTAGCCCGGGCTAGCCGCGCTAGCTGCGCCCTCTTCCGGGGGCTTCGCCTATTCGAATCGGCGCACCGAGCCTCCGCTTCGGGGGTGTGCATCTGGGCGATCGAACCCCGGCCTTCCGCCCACTGCCGCTTGCCGTTAGCCGAGCGGACCTCCCGGAGGGCGGGAGTTTGGACCTGGCCCCGGCCTTCCGCCCAGCGCCGCTTCGCCGCTTCGCGCTGTTTCGCTCGCTGTTCGGGCGTCGGCGTGTAACCTGGGCGGAACATTTCAGCTTAGCTGGTAATAAGTTCCCGACTCCGAATCTAAGTAGAAATCCCCGGGAAGCGCCCCGTTTATAACCCCGGGAGGGCCCTTCCCGGTAAACCAGACACTTGCCCGCGCCGCCTCCGTCGGACCGGCGGGATCTTTCTCGCCGTTGAGAGGGGTGCTACTTAAGCTGGCGTCGGGGAAGGCATTCAACTCCGAGAAAACTACTTCGGCCTCGCCCCCTCGGCCCAATCGTCCGCCGCCTTCCGCTCCGCTTCTTCCCGGGTTAGGCCGTCGCCGAGATGGTAGTTAATCGTGCCTTTGCCCGTCTCCTCGTTCGCGACGAGGACGACGAGCCAGTAGCTCCCCTCGTCGGCCTTATTAATGTGGTAAGTGATCCGGGCCGAGGGCCGGGCGGCGGCGACCTGTTTCGTGCCCGGGAACGGCGGCTCCCTCCAGATCAGCTCGCCGGGCGTAACCTCCGCCTCTAGTTTAATCTCCGGCGGCGGAGCCCCTTCCGGAATTGTGGATGAAATCGTCGTTTCGTTTTCGTCACTCATGTTTTGATAATTTTTAGCACAACCCCAAAAGGGGGCATGTTTTGGTGCCCGGTACCGGAACCGTTATTGGCGGAGCTGGCTGTGATGCCCGTGGCGTGGGCGTCGACGGTCGTATTCCCGGCCCAGTTCGTATTGGCGATGCCCGTATAGCGATAGTCCGTCGCTACCCCGCCCCGCCCCCCGACGTCCCCATCGCTCCAGAAAGCGTTCGAACTCGGCACGGAGATGCCGGTGCCGCTCCCGTACGAGCCGGTAGTAGCTCCCTGGTAGTTCAGGCCGCCCGCCCCGCCGGGGGCGTAGGTTAGGATTAAGGTGCCGCCGATAATTTGGTGGTAGTAGGTCGTGTGCGCGTGGCCCGGATCTGACACGTTATGCGAGTGGGAACCGATCCAGTGCTGATGATTACCACCGACGTGGGCGTGTTGCTGGTCGCTGATCGGATGGTAGTGGGCTGCCTGGGTGTGCTGGTGCCAGGGGTCGGAGATGTTAATCGTGTGATTGTGCACGGCCATCTCCCCGATGACGAGCGCGTGGGTTTCCTCGCCGCCGGTTTGGCCGGTGACGCGGGCGGTAAGGCCCGGCGGAGCCGTCCAAGCACTCCCGTTCCAGTAGCTCCCTATCGTCGTCCGGCTCCGCAAGTCGGGGACATTAAAGTTCGCTCCCGACCCTCCCCAATAGTATCCGATCGCCGCAAACAACGTCGGATACGAGGCCGTCGGATAAGAGGTCCCGTCACAGGCCAAAAAGCCCGCCGGAACCGACGGTCCGGCAAAATCGAGGACCGTCCCGGACGGAAGCGTTACCCCCGCCGGTATCCCCGTTATCCCGGCCCAGGGGACGTGGGCTGCGTTGCTAACGGTACCCGACGACGTCGGATCGTAGGTCGCCTTCAGCATATCCCCTGACCCTGGCCCAGTGGCACCCACCGGGCCTTGTACTCCGGTGGCTCCGCCGGGGGTAACTAAAGCCCCGGCGCTAACCGAGCTTCCCGAGACGGCGGCTCCGGTTCCGGCGGGCGTCGAAGGAGTCTGGAGAACGACGGTCGTCGAAGACGGTACGCCGCTCGCCGCGAGCGCCCCGGCTAACCCCGCTCCCCCCGCCCCGGCCACGTATAACATCGAGCCCGGCGCAATCCAGGCGCTGTTTCCGACGGTGGCCGTAATTTTAGCGCCGACGGCGGGGACGGTAAAAGGAGCGGTGACGGAGGTGTAAGCCGGATTCCCCGTCAGGCCGATCGGGCCGGGCGTTGTCGAAACTGGGCCAATTGGCCCAATAGGGCCTTGGATGCCTTGAATCCCTTGATCGCCCTTATCCCCTTTATCGCCCTTCGTCGGGTCGTAGGAGAGGATAACGGGCGTCGTCGCGGCAACTTCGATGCTAACGGCCATATTAAAGGTATCTACTCGCCGGTTAACCGCCCGGGATGACAACCGTCACGGGCTGTTGCAGGGTGACGGCCCCGGTTAACATAGTCGACCAATTCTTCGGGCTCGACGCGTCGGCGTAGGCGACGTCGTAGACCGCCACCGTCGATACCGCTCCCGAACCGCTCGGGGGCGTTTTCCACCACAGTGCGGTGGTCGCGTGCGGGACTTTAAAGGTTAGCTTCCCGAAGGGGAGATCCGTCGCCCAGGGCCCCCCCATGTAGAGCGCCGCCGCGTCGGTGTCGTTAATATGCGCCTTAATCGTTAAGACCGCCTTGTAGCCGACCATGCTAAAGGGATTCCCGGCGGCGGTCGTGTTCGTCACGGAGAGGTAGAAATCCCTCCCGCAATACACGGTGACATCCATCTGTCCGGTGGGCATAGGCGCTAGGTCTTAATGATCCGGTTAAGAGCGATACTCGGTTGACAGACGTTGGCGGGCGTACCGGAGCCCGTATTCGTCGTCCCGGTAATGCCGGTGACGTTCGGGTTAATGCCGATAATCGCCGTTGCTCCGGCGATGCCGATGTTACTCGGGCCACTATTAATGCCGATACCGGTAAAAGCCCGGGCAATGGAAATGTTCGTCGCCGCGAGGTAGGTGCCATCGGTCGGGTAGGGCCAGATCTGCACGCATTGGTCGGGGCCGGAGGTAAACCGGATGCCCACCTGCGTCGAGTTTAACGGGTGCACATGCTGGGGGTCTGCAAGCCCGTGCGTATGACCGGAACCCTCCGAGATCGAGTGCCCGTGCCAACCATCTGCCACCCCGTGCGAGTGAGCGCTTTGACTAGTTGTATGAATATGGCCCGGATCTGGAATTGTATGACTATGAACCGGTAACTCCGCCGTCGAGAGGGTGTGCGTTTCCTCGCCGAACTTCGAGCCTAAGGCGCGGTTGGTAAGGCCGGGCCCCGCCCCTGCGCCGACCGTGGCTCGGCCCCGGCAATCGGGCACATTAAAGGTATTACTCCCCCCATAACCACCCGACCAGCCATAGTACCCGCCAATTACCGCAAAGAGAGCCGGGTATTGCGTCTGCAGATAGGCCTGTCCGTCACACATTAGCCAGCCCGCCGGAGCCGCATTTCCCGCGAAGTCTATAACCGCGCCCGCCGGATGACTTGCGTTCCAAGCCCCGGTGCCGTCGAGTCGGTGGTCGGCGTTCCCGGATAGCTTAAACATGGAGCCCGTCCGGCTCGTCGTGGCAACCGGGAGGACGTCCGCCCCGTTGTCTAAATGTGTTGGGGCATGCGGAGGAAGGGTGCCGAAGGCGGCGGTGGCCCCGCCGAGGAGGACCTGGTTCGCGTTGTTATTCGTCTTCGGACAGAGGCCCCCGATGGTCGAAGTGCTAATCGGGAGCGGGTCAACCCCCGACGGTAAATGCGTGCTAGCATGGAGGGCGGGAGCCGTCGTTAAGCTAACGTTAGTCGAGATCGGGACCGTCCGGCTATAAACCGTCGGGAGGACGTAATCTTTAAGGATGGCGTTCGAGGTGCCGCTCGGGTTGACGATGTCGCCGGAAGGGCCGCCGGTCGTCGCGTAGGAAAAGAGGAAAGCCTCCCCGCCGTCAAAACTCGCGAAAACGCCGATCTCGTTAACTTGAAACTGGGTCGGAACGTCGGCGGTAGAGATACTGGCCTCGACCGTCGTCTGGTAGAGAACCAACGCATTTGCAGACACGTTGGTCATGGACATGACGAAATTCTTTAGCCCGGTATAAGTCGCCGGATCTTCCCCGTCGGCGGGATAACCGCTCCCGGCCTGCGCCCCGACGGTAGCGAGGGTGTGTCCCCCGGCGACGACCTGGTTAATTGCCTGGATAGCCGCGTTAGTTAATTCGAGAGCGCCGAAGGCCATAGGGGTGTTACAGGATAGTCGGGGTGTAGGGGAGGGTTATATGATCGTACTCCGCGACCGCGCCCCCCATGTAGAGGGTGTCGGTTGGGGCGTAGTCGTAGGAGAAAATCCCGGCAAACCAGCTCCGGGCGTTCTTTATCTTAATGATCGTGTCGATCATCTTTTGCACCCGCGCCGGGTCGACGAGAGGATCGTTTATAATAATTCTAAAGGTGTTCGGCGGGCCGGGAGGGCTATCGTTAAACCACTCGACGACTTTCGCGCTTTGGAAAGCGATCGAGAGGGTTTTCTTTACCGCGAAAGGGGTGCCCCGGAGGGTTTTATCGTAAATCGATTGCTTAAGGAGGGCGAGCTTCTGGCTAAAGGTAAAGGAGGTGTCGTAGACATCGACGTTAAAATGGTAACGGGCGAGAAAATCGAGAGTGCTCTCCGACTGGTTATCGAGATTAGCTAGGATCACGTTGTTCGCGATTAGCTTGCGGATCTCGGCGAGAGAAGGATCGAGCCCTTGCGCGGCGCTAAGGAAGAAGTCGTCCTTCTTCGCCGCCGGGTTAAGGAATTCGGCGAAGCTTACATTATCAATGGTCTCGGGCATTAGGGTTGCAAATCTTGTTCGGTTCCGGAGAAGTTGATAATCGGGTCGTCGACGATGATGCCGACTTGGTTTAGGGCGAGCCCGATGCGATCGGAAGGCGCGGCTACTTCGCAATAGGAGGCTCCGGCATCCACTACCACCCGGGTTAACGTCGCCGGGTTAATCGAGCCGCCGAGCCCGTTCGAGTTGCCGCTAATCCAGGTGTTTACGGCGCTCGTAACGTTCTCCTGAATGGTTATAGCTTGTCCAGCCTGGCTCTCGTCGATCCAGTAATTTACCTCGACCGAATAGGGCACCCCCGTCGGCGGGGCGACGGTTAGGTAGGCGCATAAATCCCGCACCGTATCCGTGTTTAAAGCGTTATAGACGTTGCCGATAAAAGTCGGGGTCGGGAACTCCCCGTCTTGCATTAGCACCGTGACGGTGACGTTGCCGGGATCTAAACCATCCTCCGGCCCCATGACGGATACATCCGAGATCGCCGGCGATACTGCCATAGCGTAGTCTTTGTAGCGCCCTTTCGGCCCCGCCGGGCTATAGCTATCTGTAATCCCGAAAAGCCGCTTACGGTAGGCTTCCGTCGCCTCCGCCGGGCTTCCGGCGCTCGTCGTATCGATGTTCGCGGTGGTAACGGTAAAAAAGCCGGTCCAGCCGATTAAGGTGGAAATGTCGCCCGGCAAGAGCCCGTTTGCCTCCGAACCGGTGACCGTGCAGCTCGCCGAAACGCTCCCGACGAGAAGGCCCGGCGGAATGATTAGGTCGGCGTCGGTAGCGAAAAGGAAAGTCGTCGAGGTGGATTGGACCGTCGTCCCCGCCGGGATGAGGTTCGATTGGGCGAGGGAAAGCTCGTCGAGGGTAAATTCGAGGGTGCAAACGGCGGGCGTCGCCGCTAGCCGGGCGGCTAAAGGGCCGAAGATGACGCCCAGGTTATCGATAAAGCCGTCCTCCGAGAAAGGGAGGAGGTTCTGTTTAGCCGATTGATCAATAAGTTGCCTTTCCTGAATTAAATAAGCAACCAAGCTAAGCAAGAAGTTCGTGCGCCGGTCGGCCAGGGTTAGGGTTAGTTTTTCCCCCGTCTGGGCGAGCCAAGCCGCCTGGAACCCGCTAATCACCGCCGCCTGCAAAGCCTGCACGTCCGTATTGCAAAAGCTAATCGGAGGTAGATTGGCAAAGGGATCGACGGCGGTAGCCATTACGGAGAACTACTTCGAGTATTTCTTTGCAATGGCAGGCCTCGTCGGAGCGTTAGGACCGATCGTATTTATGGGCGGACAAGGGTCCGCCATCGGCTTCCATTCGATTAACAAGGTCAATAAAACGACCTTCGTTAAGCACCGGGTTATTCAAAGCAACGACCTCGTCGAATCGACCGGCATCGATCTTATCGAGCTAAACATGGAGCTGCATTTCCACGGGCCCTATACCCTTGCTCCTAGCGCCGGGATCGCCGCCCTCGAAGCGGTTATGGCGCAAAAGATTCCGCTTCCCCTGATCATCGGGCGGGTGCCGGTCGGGCGTGCCTTATTAACGCTTTTTGTTATCGAATCGATCGACTCGAAGATGACGCATTTCGTTGGCTCCGGGCTCGCGGTAGCGGATGTCTCGGTGAAGCTTCTAGAGTATCCGAACCCGCTTCCGAGCACCGGGCCGATGAGCGCCCTCGGCGGGGCGCTACCTGGCCTCTCCGGCATCGTAGGGAGCCTCTCTAACGTCGCTTCCATCGCCTCCGGCCTACCGGGCCTAGCTAACACGGTCGGCACGGTAGCGGGCCTGGCAGGTGCCATTCCGGGCCTCTCCGGCATCGCCGGTACGGTTAGCAGGATCGCCGGAACGGTAAGCACGGTAACGAACGCCTTTTCCTCCGTTACCGGCGGAATAACCGGGATCTCGAATATCGCCGCCTCCGTGCAAGGGGCGATCTCTTCGATTACTCCCGGCGGCATCTCCGGGGTTATCGCCGCCACCCCGCGCATGCTCCAGGGGGCGGTCGCCTCGCTTACAGCGGCGGGCAAGGCGGCGGCGGATACCGTTGCCCGCTAAAATTTTTATGGCACTTCGCATCTCTAGCATTACCATTCTTGCCCAAGGGCGGCAGTGGGTGTCTAACGGCAATTTCCAGTTCTCCTTCGATTACCGTGCCAATACGGTCGGAGAGGTTTTGCAAAATGTGCTGAACGTCCTTTCCACTCCCCTCGGCTCGCAAATCCTCCTCCGGGCCTTCGGCATGGACCAGCACTGGGTGGATCAGCCCGGAAGCGTCGGCCAGTTCCAAGCCCGCACCGCCGCCCTCCTCTCGATTGGGCTTTGGGAGCCCCGGGCCCGGGTAATCGCCTGCGACTTTATCCTAGAGACGGAGAACGTCTTAGCCGGAGGCTACAACCTTTTCCTAGAGATCGAGGTTAACATTACCTCGACGGTAGAGACGCAAGTCTTTTCCGCTCCGCCCGCCGCGCCGATCTACGTGCTCGACGCCCCCTTCGCCGCCGACGGAAGCACCCTACCGTACGTGCAAAGCGAAACGCTCTCCATCTTTACCGGCTAAGTTCCTCCGCCACTGCCGTCCGTGTTCGTGCAATGCGGATTCGCGATCGCGAGTTGCATATGCGTCGTCCCCTTGACCGTGAGGTCCTGCGTAACGGTTACCGGGCCATCTAAGGTAATCGCCCCCGCCTTAATCGTCGCCGTACCGGCGTTAATCGTAACCGCGCCCCCTACGTTTAAGGTAAAAGAACCGGAATAGATTAACGTCTGCCCGCCGATAGAAAGGTGTAGCGTGCCGATCCCGGCAAGAGTGCAAGTCGAACTCTGCGGCTCGTGCTCGAAGAAAGCGCCATCCTCGAAATGGGCGGAGTGCGAATCGAGCGAGTTCGGAATAGCAACGGGGTTGTTATCCGTACCGTGCGAGCCGATAACGATGCCTTGTTCGATGCCGCTCCCGAGATGCAAAACGGTAACGTTATCCCCGACCCGGGGGCAATAGTGGAAAGCCGCTCCGGCGGAACCTTGCTGATTAACCGGGATCCAGTCGGTTATAACGTCGCGGTCCTGGTAATAGACTTTAACCTGCGGGCCGCTCCGTCCGTTGCGCCGGGCGTGGACGACTCCGCTCCGGGCGACGTTGAGCCAGGTCTGGTTCGGATTATTGCTACCGTATTCGGGTCTCATTTGCGACTAGCCATAGCCACGTTCGAGACTTCCGGGAGCCAGGACTGGTTTTTACCCCCGAAGCCGAGGTTAACCGGGACCGGATTCGGCTCCGCCCCGACATTGCTGTTATTTAGGAGCTTCCGCTTTTGCGCAATGGTCGGCGGGGCGGCGGGGCTCGTAATCCCCTCCGGCGGCTGCAAGAGGTCAATCTCCATGCGGGCACCGCCCTTGCCGGTGAAGGTGAAGATCACTTCGTGCACGAGCCACTTGCCATCGAAGTTCGGAGCAAAACCGGTGAGCTGCCACATGGAGGCCGGTTCCATGGTCGGGTCGAAGGGAAGCTCCATCTTAGGGCCGTGTTTTCGTTTACGGTTCTTTTGCCGGAGGGCGGCTTGCGCCACCTCGTTATGGGCGGCAATTTTTGCCGGGTCGGTTTCGTCCGGCGTCGAACCGGGGTGCTTCTGTTGCACCTCGACCTTTAGCGCGTCGGGTTGGCTATCCTTAACCGGTTGCGGCGCGTTCGAGGGACCATCGTCCCAAATCGTCGGATAAGTTTTTTGCGGTGCGCCGTTGCCATTGCTTGTCATAAATTTTTATTGGCTCGGTTCGATCACCGCTCCTTCCTCGCGATCGACGACCGGGCCGACCGGACGGTGCACGACATTGTGGGTAGGGCCGTTCTGATCCGGGTCTTGCGCTATTCCGGTCGTAATCTTGCCCGTCTTCACGTCCTTCGTCGAAAGGACGGCATTCGCGTAGGTATCCTCGACGTCCTCCTCTAAGCGCCAGGAGATAATCCCCCGCCCATTGATGCCTCCGGCATTTTGCGGGGTCGGGCAAAGAATCGTTCCTTTCGGGGCCTGCTTCTCTAGATCGGCGATCGATTGGATGTAGAGGACGCCATCTTTCGGCAAAAAGGTTAAATCGTGCTCGTGACAGAAGCGCTGGAGAAAAGTAGCGTCGGATTGATCGTGGCACTCAGCATGGGCGACTTGCGGATTAACCGAAGCGGTATAGTTGAGCTTCCACCCGTTATCCTTCGCGATCGCTGCGGCGAGGGTTTCAAGATCCGTTTGCTCGACGGCCCGGCTCTTCTTCGTGGTGCGAAAGTGTGCCATAGGCGGAATACTACTCGCGGTAAGATTAACCACACTCCCCCGGTCTTTCGATTGCTCGATCTCCACCCGGGTAATCGTCATCTCCGTCGCGTCGGAGAGAACGTGTTCGCCGATGTGGTTCCAATTCCAGCTCTCCACCTGCAACCGGAGCTTCTCCTTACACTTTAAATTATAAGTGTAGCGGAAGTGCCCGGTCGGATCGGCGAGGCTAATCGTAATCGTATCCGCCTTAGCCTCCATGCCGATCCCCCGCTTCCAGCACAAATGCAAAAGGGCGGGCACCCAGTCGGTGGTGACGTTCTTCCCGGCGTAGGTGATTATCGGATTAGCGCTCCGGAGAAGGGAAGGCATAGGCTAGGTTAAGGCGTACGTGCTAGACCAAGGGTAAGGCCCGGTAAGCGCCGCCTTCGGCACACTCGGGATAATAAGGATCTCTTCCCCTAGAAAGCGGAAGAAGCGGTTGTAAAGGGGGTTAGCCGCAATAAGGAGGTTCGAAAAACGCTCGGAGCCGAGGAGCTTAAGCGCGATCTGGTCCCATTGTTCGTCCTGCAAGCACGAATAGATAACGAAAGTCTCGTAGACGTCGGCCATTCGATCGAGAACTACTCGACGACGGCCCGGGAAATGAAAGGGTATATGAAACCGTGGACTCTAAGTTGGATTATTGAATCGGCTCTCGTTTGGACGTTTATTATCGGGTTACTATTCGCCGGGCTACTTTTTGCCTGGCCCGTTTTTGCGCTAGCGATCGCACTCGGGTTACTCCGGATTCACTCGGACCTTTTCGTTCGTTAAACTACGGCGCTTCGCCGGTTCTCCGTTTCGATAACCCGTTTAACCTCGGAGGCGATCGTCTCGGCGAACTCCCGGATAAAGGCCGTCCCGTCGCGGGATTCCCCTCCGCCGAAAGAGATATTGCCGAAGGAAAGGTTTACCGTATGCCCGAGTTTAGACATGAGGCTCCCGGTAAGGGGCAAGACCATTTCGGGACCGGCCTCCCCGAGAAGGGCGCGGGTAGGCCGGTTAACGACGCCGCCTAAGGCTCCCCGGAAATAATCGATGTTATAGGGATCTTTCGAGCCGGAGCGATCGGCGAAGCGGACGTAGTGGCCGCTCGCCGTGGTAAACCTCTGTCCCGGCATAACGTGATACTGCGCCTGCGCCCCGTAGCCGAGCGCCACATCCCCCATTCGCAAGGGCCCGGTAATGGAGGGCCAAGCGCCGATGTGATGGTAGCTGTTATAATCGTAGGTGGGACCTCCGGGTTGATCTCCGGGGACGGCGGGACCGTATTCGGTTTCGTGGGGGCCGGTCGGTCCCCCGGCGTAGCCTCCTCCCGCTCCTAGACCAAATTGCATGCTCGTCATCCCTTGCATTGCCGCATTAATAGCGGGCACGAAGGCATTGAGCTGTGTCGTCGCGTCGACGACGGCGGGAGTAAAGCCGGGGCTATGACCCTGTAGCGCTCCGGTAGCGTCCTGAATAGCTTTATTGTGTAGCTCCTGGGTCTTGCGCACCCGCTCGTTTAGCTCGTCTAATTTCTTTAAAGATTCTGTTTGATCCTTTTGAGCCTGAGTCGCCTTAAGAAGAATATCCATCTCTTCGCTCGAAGAACCGGAGGCACCGGAAGGAGTATACCATGGTTGTTCCTTAAACCATTTATCCATATTTTCCCGAACCCCCCTGTCATGCTCTTCTTGCGAGTCGCCGGGATGCATGCGGGCTCGTTCGAGGTCTTGCGCTAGCTTTTGTCCTTCCGGAGTCTTAAGTGCTTCTACCCCAGCCTTCGTTAATTGTGCGCCGTACGCCATGGCTAGAATACTCGCGACGACCGGATTACTCCCGAGAGCGGTAAATCCAAGCGAGAGATCGGTAAAAAACTTTAGCACCTTAAGCTCGATCAAAACCTTACATGCTTCGATAATACCATCGAACCATTTTTTAACATCGTCGGGATGGTCGATAAACCACTGCAAAGCATCGGTAATCTTCTGAAGAACGCCGGAGATAACCCCGCTCGTCTGCTCGATCCATTTCCGCCCGGCGGGAGTAAGCTGACGCTCGAAGTGCGTTCCCATGGCGTGATTAAGATTATCGTTCCAGGCCTCTACGACCGGCCCGTACATGTCGATGCCGCCGGTCATGGCCCGCCAAATATCGTCGAAGATTTTGCGGATCTGGGCGACAACCGGTGTGTTCTGCAGCGAGTGGTAGATATTAACGAGGGTCTGACCGAATTCCCGACCCTTCTCGATTAGCTTCGAGAAGGTGGCCTCCCAATCGATCGTGGCTAGCCATTTATCGATGTCACGAATAAGGGGGCTTAGCACTTCGATCCAAAAGTGACCGATTTGCTCGGTAAATTTATCCCAACCCTTCGTAAGCTGATCGATAAGCCCGGTCCAGCTATTCATCTTCGCCTCGATTATCCCCGCCGCCGGACCCTCCCCGAGTTCGAGGATCGCTTTCTTAACTAGCTCGATGGCTTTAACCGAACCGATAGCCCCCTTCATAGGATCGCCGAGAATCTGCCCAGTGCGGGCGCTAACCTTCGCCGGTTGATCGGAGAAGGCCGCCTGCAGCTCGTTCATAGGAATGCCGGTATCTCGCGAAATTTGCTTTAAGACGGAGAAACCGCTTCCCCGCCCGATCATGGCGAGGGAGCGGGCATTAATCTTGCCCGTGGCTGTGGCCCGGGAATAAGCGGAGATCGCCTGCTCCGCTCCCGCTTCCGTACCTCCCCCGACGGCAATTAGCGAACGGAGCATCCGTTCGGCCTCTTCCCCGCTCCGATACTTGCCACTGGCCGCCATCTTCGAAAGCTTACCGAGGGCAAATTCCTCACTAACCGGAGTCGTTCGTCGAAGTTCTTCAGCGGCTCTTACGTAACTCTCGAAAAGATCCTCCCGGCCCCGGCCTCTTAAAGCGGCCCGGAGAGCGTCTTGTCGTTCCTGGGTAGCTCCATAAGCCTTCATCCCCTCCTTCGTAATCTCGGCTAAAGCAAAGCCGCCTCCGAAAACTCCTCCTACCGCACCTAACGCCGAGGTAATCCCGAGAAACTCTAGCGGCTTCTTTAAAGTTTCCGCGAGGCTTTTATAACTCTCGCCGACACGGGCGAAGCTCTCTTTAATCTTTTTCTCCGACTCTTTGGCGCGATCGACCATCTTGCGAAAGGCTTCCCGCGAACTCTTCTCGACCTTATTAAAGGCCTCTTCCCCGTTCTTGGCTACCCCGTCGAAGGTCTCCTTATAAGCCCGAGACATGACGGCGTTAATCGTCTTCGTCGTCGCCCCGAACTTCTTTAGGTGGGCCTCCATGTCGTTTAGCGCTTTTAGCGCTTCGGGAGTGACTCGGCCCCCGAGAAGGATGTCGAAGGTAACGCTAGAGGCGGGCATACCGAGAACTACTTTAGCTTTCCCCTTCCGGGCTAAGCATCTCGCTTAAGACCCGCGAGAAACGGAGCACTTCTTCGAGGCTTACCTTCTCGAACCAGTAATCGAAGGGCGGGGCGTGATGCGCGAGATTAAGGAAGATCTTGCGCCAGGGGTCGAGGAGATCTTCCTCCGACGATTCTATTTTTCTTCTTCTTCCTTCTCCGGAGTCGTCGCCGTCCGACCGCCAGAGAAGTGAAAAGACGCGGCGCGGAGGAAAAGGAGGGGAAGATCGAGGTAATCGATTTTATAGAGGTCCTCCGGGGCGATCTTATTTATCGCGGCGAGGACGAGGGAGAGGAAATTCTCGTTCGTAAACTTATTAAAGTTGGTCCGGGCCTCATCCGGGAACTTGCGCTGGTAGCGTTGGATAAGGGAAAAAAAGGCCCGGCCACTTAACACCCCCTTCGGGTTTAGCCGGAGCCGCTTTAGCTCCTTACCATCGACGGAGATCGGGGTCGAGAGATAGAAAAAATCGTCTTCGTTCTCGACTTCGCCATTCGTGCTCGCTTTCGGCGCTTCGGGAGGCGGCAAAGTTATAACTTCGGCTTCGGGGACATCTCTTATTTCCATAGTGCGGAAGAGAACTACTCGCTCTCTTTCGAGGTAGCCGTAGCGGCTAGACGCGACGTAGCGTCTTAAGCGGGCGAATGCCTCTTTCTTAATCTGCCAGATCCTCGCCCCGGAGAGATTTAGCTCCGCCCCGAGCGCCCTACAAGTTACCGGCTCGCCCCCGCTTAAGGCGTAGAGCCGGTCGATTACTTTTTCTTCCTTCGGCGTAAGAACGCTTAGGAGTTCTTCTAGCTCGAAATCCATTCCCGGAGGAAAATACTCCCGTATCTACTTCGGCACGGAAAAAAGACCGGGGGGTGCTAGAGCCCCCCGGTCTCTCGTATGCGTAGGAACACTACTAACTGCCCGGAAATCTTAGAGATTAGCGCGAGTTTTAGCGTTTAAATCGCGACCGGCGCAAATGGCCACGTTATTCCAAAAATCAATTTCCCACCATTTGACACCCGAAAAATAAAGGGCAAGATAAGTCACGTCAAAGGAAAGACTTACACCGCCTTTCGTACTCGGTTCTCGCTTGCCTAAATTGTAGCCCGCCCCCCAGACTGTCATTATGACTTCTTCTGGCTGCTCGTCGATCTCCCCGCTAGAGGTATCGCACATGTAGATCGAGGATAGACAACGGATGCGCTGACCGCCGCCGGAAAAGAAGGAGAGGGACTGCTTCGTGTTCGTATGGAAGGTAATCGTCGTCTCCATCGGCTGGGCGTTGCCCTCGACCCCGAGATTGGCGCTACCGGCGAGCATAGCCCCTTTTAGCGTGTCTTTTTCCCATTGCAGGTGCGGGAGCGTAATATCGGCGACGCCGACCTCCACGCCGGTCGGACCATAAACGGAGAAATTTTTAACGGTAGCGGGATAGATGGGCATAGGGTTTCTCTCGTTTAACTACTTCGCGTCTTAGGTGGTACCGGTGCTCGGAATCGTTACATTGCTAATCCAAACGGCGAGATCTTCGACCGAATAGGTGACCTCCAGCTGCAATTGCCGGATCGGGGTCGGCGGCGTCCAGTAAATGGTAAAGACGTAGATGCCGGCTTCCACCTGTTGCGCCAAATTGCGGGCCGGATCGAAGACGACCCGGAAGGTATTGGCTGCTTGCACAGCGCAGAGGTGATTCCCGTATTGCTGAATCGTCTCCCCGATGGTCGCCAGGGTGCGGAGATTGCCCGGCATATCGATCGAGCGCTTCAACGTCCGGGTTAGCGTGTTGCCCAGAAAATTGAACATAAACCTCTCATTTGTCCACATTTCATAGGGCTGAAGTCCTGACGGATAATCTGACAGATAGTCGCCGATGAGTGTCCAGCCATCGTCATTTACTCCGGAGATAAGCCCCATGTTCTCGATGGAGTCCATGGTCACGAGGTCGTTGCGGACCCGGGTCTTCCCGTCGGCTAAGACCATGCCGTCGAAGGCGGCGTTGTGCTTATTCGAGGCGGTCGCGTAGGGGATATTACCGAAGGCCGCCGCCGTAATATTATGCGCGACGGCGTAGAGGGTCGAGAAGTGGTAGATCTTCTCCGAGAGGGTAAACCGGGGCCACCCGGCGATTAGAAAGTCGCTTACGAAATTATGCGCGTTCTTCCAGGCGTAGAGCTGGGTGTAATTCGTGACGCCGGAAGTGCTACAATCGATGTCGGCGATAAAGACGGCCCGGTAACGACCGTTCGAAATCGACTCCGCCCGGGCGATCCCGGCGGCGCAAACCGCCGAGTCGGAAGACCAGTAAGGGGCGATAAACACTGCCGGGATAATATTCGTATCCGTCGGCACATGCTCGATAACCTCCATGCCCGTGTAGGCCCCGGTAATCGGGTCGACCCCGCCGATGATCGTGTTCTTCGTAATCGCGCTCAGATTTGGCGTGTTAAAGTGGCAGGTAACGCTCGTTTCGCTAGCCATCTGCGAACCGGAGAAAACGGTTAAGGTCGCCGATTGCAATGTGTCATCGTCATAGCTGAAGCTAAAATCGGTGCCGTTATAATAAGGCCGCCCGCCGGTGCCGGTGACGGTTAGGGAGGGAAGGATAACTTCCTTCGCGATAGCAACTTCGAGGTTGACTACGGCGATGTTCTGGTTAAGCGCCATCGAGTGCTTCCAGGGGTCGAAGACGTTAATAACCACGCATGGCGAGGCGTTGTTCTCGATAAAGGCGCAATCGTAGAGCTCGCTCGCCCCGTAGACCCAGGTGCCGTCCGCGTTCTTTGCGTTGCAGATGCCGAGCTGGGTGGCAAAATCGACGGCGTCGTTGCAGGTTACCGCCACATTCACTACGCTCGCATAGCCGCTAGAACTCCAACCATAATTCGGAAGCGAACCGACCGGAGCGATACCGCAAAAGACGATCGAGGCCGCATCCGCTTCGACGACCGGCGTAAAGGAAGAGGGGACATCGACGGTGATTACGCCTCTAGGATTTTGGAGTGCCATAGGTTATCTCTTTTTCTTAATGGGTGGTCCGATTTGCCGGGTCGGCGGGGCGGTACGGGAAAGAGTCGCGCTCACCGCTCCGGTAGCGGCGCGTTTACGGGGCTTCTTCGCATAGCGCTCTAAGGGGACGAAAAAATTAGCTAGAGCCGAATTGCTCTCGATCGTTTCCCGGAGGTGTTCGGGGAGAGCGCCCGAGAAGATGGCGTTATGACGGAGGCCGAGTTTCTTATCCGTCGGTCCGGTGTAAATGATCGGCTCGTTCTCCATAGCTTATAGAGAACTACTTCGCGAGGAGCGGTAACTTTAGGGGAAAGGGGCGTTCTAGATAGTAAGGACTTCTTTCCTTATTCTAAATGAGCGCTTTTATAGACTTAACCGGCAAACGTTATGGACGGCTTCTCGTCTTACGAAAAGCTCCCCATTTCATAGGCGAGAAAATTAAGTGGCATTGCCAATGCGACTGTGGCAAAGAAATTTTAATCCGAGGCAATAATCTCCAAACGAGCACCTCTACTTCGTGCGGTTGTTACCGCCGGGAATTGCTCCAAGATAATCCGAATCTTCTAAAGGCTACCCATGGCCTCGGTAGACATGCCCTCCAACGAAGTTTTTGGTGCATGCATCATCGTTGCACAAATCCAAAGAACGGCTCCTATAAAGACTACGGAGCAAAAGGGATAGCCGTTTGGGAGACTTGGAAAAACATCGAAGCCTTTATCTTCGGTATCGAAGCTTTGCTCGGCCCTCGTCCAGAAGGCTATACCTTAGACCGAATCAATCCCCATGAAGGGTATTACGAATGGAATGTGCGGTGGGCCGACCGAAAAACTCAAGAAAAGAATAAACAAACTATGGTTTCGAACTTTTACTCTCAATGCGGCGAGCATTAATCGGTTGCACCTCCGTCGAGCCCGGTTCGTACCAGCCCTCGGTACCTCCTTCGAGAATTCCCGGGATAGGTCGGGGAAAGAAAGGTGGAGGTGGCGTAGCGCTTGGTACATAAAATTGCGCTTCCATACCAACTATGAAATAGGGAAAGAAGTCCTTAAATGGGTCAACCACTTCCGTAATATGGATCGGGTCGTCGGCTAGCACGAAACTATGGGCAACGCCGACCCGCTCCTGGAGGTGAAAGCGGATATGCGTGGCCAGATTAAGCGGGTCCTGGTAGCCGAGCCGGGAGGGGTCGTTATCCCAAGTCAAGATCATAATGTTGCAAATGGCCTTGCCCCGTTCCCGGAGATAGATGGCGGAGGTGCACCGGATCGAGATGCAAGGCGCTTTATCCTGGTTACCCGCTTCCGGCCCGGCGTAGTAACTAGGGACGAACCCCTGTACCACGGTAATCGGCACCGGAATCGCTCCGTTATCCGCCGGGGACTTTAGCCGGAAATCCTGCACCCAGACGGCGATCTCCTTAACGAGATAGCGCTCTAAGTCGAGGGGTGTACCAGCAAAATAGCTCATTCGCCTCCTTCCCCGCCGTACTTCGCCATATTCCCGGCTAAGGCTTCTCCTACCCAGAAAGCGGCCCGTTTCGTAAGCTGTTCGTCGACCCGGGCCTGAATGTCGGGGAGCACCGCTTCCTCCTCCCGAACCATGTTCGCAACCGAAAGGCCGGTAAGCATGCGGACCGGGCCGCGCTCCTTGCCGGTGCGCTCGAAAACGTTCGGCCCGTACTGCATAACCGCCATAAAGGTATGGCTAATCGAGGAGCGTTCCCCGCGTATCTCCTCGAAACTAACCCCCTCCGCGTGCTGTCGGGGCAAGAACATCTGGATCGGGAAGCGGTAGCCGGAGACATGGATAACCGCGATAAGCCGGTCGGGGCGGGCCTTCTCGATCTTCATGCCCTTGCGGGCGTGCGGGTCGTCGATGTTATAGCGGGCGAGAATATCCTTAACCGCGATCTGACGGCCCGAAACGGCGACATCGTTAAGCGTGCGCATAACCGCCCAGCGGGCCTCCTCCGGCATCTTGCGTAGCCGTTGCCGGATCTTATCGAGCGTCTTCTCCGCCTCTATCTGGATAATCATAGCGGGGAGTGGGCACTAGTGCGGAAGACCTGCAGGTTGACTTGGTAGATCTCGTTTTCGAGCGTCGCCGTATCGATGCGGTACTGGATGCCGTCGAAGTCGAGGTAGCAATTAGCCGCTAAGGCCGCCCTTTGCGGCACGTCTTTCGCGTAGAAGACGGCGATAATGCCCTGGTTCCAGGCAATATAGTTTAGCCCGTGGGAATGGGTGCGAACGATGCGCTCGGCATCGGTTAACCATAAGACCGTCATCCGCTTCGTTATCCGCCCGTCGACCGTGCCGGAGCCGTCGCTAAAGGTGACGGTCTTTGTCGTGCCATCGAGGTCGAGGGCAAGCGCGAGCCCGCTTAGAAAATTGTCGGTAACTTCGCCCATTCGAGAGAGAACTACTCTCCCCGGATTAGGGCAAACCTTAGCCTCCGGCGTTCGTCGAGTAACAGAAGGCGGAGCAATACCTAAATTTAACGTCGCAAAAGAGGTTGACGATGACCCGGATCTCCGCTTGCTCAGCCAGTTTGTAAGGATCTACAGTCAAATCCAGTCCGGCCCACTGTGCCACCATACATTCGTTCCATTTGCCGAAGATAACCTTATTGCCGGAAGCGCCGCTCGGAAGTTGATTCGTTGCCAGCGCTCTATGACCATTCACCTCGTCTCCGGTTTCCCAAAGAAAGGCGGGAAAAAATTGATTTGTCGCTCCGATCGGGGCCCTAGCCAGCGCTTTCCACTTGGCTTTTACCGATGGCGTCGTGATATAGCAGGCCGACTCGTCGAGCATTAGATTGCCGGTTTCGAGATTGCCTTCGAAGGCCACGACTTCCGACCAGGTCGGCACCCCGCTCGCCGCGAAGGTAATCGAGGGAGCCGCCTTCGTATAATCGTAAGCGGGCCCGCTTCCGGGGGCGTTCGCCGCGATATTAAGGATGCCGAAGGGCTTATTCGAGCCGTCCCCGGTTAGGGCGACGGCGTCCTGGGCGATCGCCACGATCGTGATTAAATCATCCCTTACGATGCCCTCGATGTCGAGGGAGCTTTGCGCCAGCAATTTCTTCGAATAATTCGTCCAGCCACCGACCCGGTTCGGGGAGAGCAAGACGGCGTCGAATCCTTGATCGGATTCGGTAAAAGGAGCAATTTCCGTGTTCCAGGAAACGGTAGCCGCCGCGTTTTGGCGCGGGATAGAGAGATTGCCGACGAGCCCCGTCATTAGCCGGGCACCGGCCTTTAGGACAACCATTCGATTTCTCAGAAGTGGGATCAGATCTGTATCAACTGTCGTCTGGACCGTCACGCCACCTAAGTTCGGCGTGCCGACGACCATGTCGCGGCGACTGGGGGCAAGGGCGAAATCGGGCACGTAAAACCCCTGCGGTTCGGTCCCGTGAAGCTTCGCGAGTTCCCGGCTAGCCTCCCCTTCGATGCCGTCCATCTCTCCCTGACCTTTCATGGCCCGGATCTGTTTATTAATCGCCCGGACAATCGAGTAACGCTCGGAGTCGCGTTCCCGGTAACCGAGATTCGGCTCGGCGATGCTAACGCTCGGCCTCGGCTTAAGGTTGCGAAGAACATAGGCGTTAAAGTCGGCGACGCTTTTGCCATCGCGGACGAAGGTGGCTGCCTCCTCGTCGAGATTAAATTCGTGGCCGATTTTCTGGATCTCGCGCATGCGGGCAAATTCTAGCTCGCGGGTCCGGCTAAGCTCTTCGTTTAGCACTTTAACCTCAGAGGGCGCGGTTTCGGTTGGGGTAATAGGTTCGGCCATAACTTTAGGTTCGTTAGGAGTCGGTTGCGTCTCCTCTTTGATATCTACTTCGCGAGTTACGGGCACTTCCGCCTCGCTATCGAGCATGCGCACCTCGTAAAGCTCCCCTTCTTCCCGGCCTATGCCGACGGTCGGATCTGCCGGAACGGAAACGATCGAGACCTCGATCGGCTCCCAACGGGTAAGCTGGTAGGTGTCGACGTCCTCTTCCTCGTCTTCATCGCCGTTCTCGTCGTCCTTATCCTCGTCCTCGTCGTCGTCGAGAAGATCGTCGACCTCGTCCCGTTTCAGCTTGCGCATGGCGCGGGGGATATAACCAACGCTAACGTTGTTACGGATCTTGTCTTCGATGTCGTCGAGGATCTCGGTGCCGAGGGGGGAACGGGAGATAAGCGCCGTCGCATAACCCTTACCATCCCGCACCTGATAATCTATAACGCGCCCTATCTGTCGGTTCCAATCGTGGTTGAGCAAAAGAGGGACGGCTCCGGCGTCGAGCCGCCGGGTATCGATGGCCTTCGCGTCGTGGGAAAGAAATTCGCGCCCGAAGAGACGGCGCACCGGGGCCCGCGAGGAGAAAGAAAGCGAGACGGTGCGCTTCTCCCGGTCTAGTTCGCCGGATTCGATGCGCCGGAATTGCACCGGCAGCTTTATGCTTTTTTCGTCCGGGGCTTTACCCCCGTGTTTTTTCCTCCATGCGCTATAACACATCGCCACGCGCTGATCGTTCGGGCGGTCGGGATCGGACTTCGCAAGCGCCGAGCAACAGCGACTTATAAAGTCCGCCTCTTTCTCGTTGGCATGTGGCACGGGTATCGGGATATAGAGAACTACTTCGCCTTAGCCGGGGGCTTTTTCGCGGGCGGCTTCGCGGGCGGTTCTTCTTCCGGCTCTTCCTCTTCCTCCGGCGCTTTCGGCCCTTCCGGGGCTTCCGGAGCCGGTTCCTCCGGATTCTCGAAGGTCGGCACGGCGACCCCGCTCTTAAAGGCCGGGTTCGCGAAGGTTAGATCCTTCTCCTCGGCGAGTTCCTTTTCCTCGACTAGCTCGTCGAAAACTTCTTCGAGTTCGAGCCCCTGCTCCTCTAGCGCCCGGCGTCTAGTAGTTAAACCGCCATCGATAGCGTTAAGCGTAGCCTGGGTTTCTTTGACCGGGTCCACATACGGAAAACCGCGTCCCTTCCAGCGCGTGTTCTTTACCACGAGATCCTTTTGCGACATGAGCACCCCGAGGACATGCTCGGTTAGGATGCCGTAAGGGAGCCAGGAGACGAAGATGTCCTGTAGGCAGTGGTCGGCGTAGAAGGTCTGCAAGCCGCGCCAGGTCTCGTTTTCGATGTCCTTACCGAACCGCGCCGAGCTGTAGTTGACAGTTTTAAGATCCCCAGCCAGCGTGTTATACATTATGCCCAGGCCGGAGGAGATGGAGCGGAGAATGCCCTCCCGGAAATCGCCATAAGTCTGCGGCCCACCTTTGGGGTCGAAGGGTTTAAACGATTTTCCGGGCGGCAAATCGACGACTAGGCCGGGAATAATTTCCTCGATGGTTTCCCCGGAGGGCGCTTGTCCTTGTCCTTCGTATGGCTGAGCATCTGGTTGAGACTCAAGATAACCCATCTTTGCCGCTGCCAAACGATTGCCGACGGCGACTGCTTCTTCATAACGATCAAGGGTGCGGCACTTGGTTATTACGCTAGCTAGCCAGGTTACCGCCCGCACCCCGGAAATGCGGTTAGGCACGTAGAGATGGATAAGCTCGGAGGCGGGAACGTAGTGCCGTTTCATGGGCACATTCTCGCTCCAAGTCGAGGTTTGCGGATAATCGAGGAGGTGATAGCCGCGAGGCTTGCCCCAGTCATCCATCTCGACCCCCATGACGATGCGCTTATTCGGCTCCGAAGAGTTATGAAAGATGTCCAGGCTATCGCACTCGATTAATTTAATGGAAAAACGGTGATCGTTCGCGTAGCCCTTAACTAGCTGGATTAACACTTCCCCATCCACGGCCAATCGGCGGAGGATCATCTTATCGATCTCTAGCCCCGTCCACTTGCACCGAACCTCGTAATTTTCCTTGCGCCGGTAATCCTGCCAGCCATCTTGTACCGCCCCGTTTAGCTTCTTATTCAGCTGCCCGGCCCGTTTCTGGTTAGGCACCCGACTAAAGAAGCGGATGCCATTGGCCCCGAAAACATTATTATTTAGCTCCCGCATGAAGGATTCGACATGCGGATTATTTCTTTCCAAATCTCTCGCCCTCGCCCTTAGAAAACGGGAGGCGTGCAAAACCTCGTAGGAGCCCGAGGTAAGCCAGACCCCCCAGTCCGCGTCCCGTAGCGCGGGAATCGCCGCGTCGTAGCGCCGCACCCGGCTCGGGAGGTTTAGGTTTAAGGAATTGCGGGGAACGAGCTTAATCGCGTCGAGAGCGGCCTCGACCCGGCGATCCGATTCGCCGAAAAGCCTTTTTCCGAGATCTTTAAAGAAGCCCATGTCGTGTGCTAGAGTTTGACGAAGACGGGGACGATAACCCGGGCCCGCATGTTACCCGCCGCCGCTTCCCGCTCGGCGATAACCCGGGAGTAGATGCCATTTCTAACCGCCCATAGATCCTTGATTGACCAAAGGCTGTATGATTTTCCGCCGAAACTAACCATTTGGGTGCGCTGGGAGAGGAGCTTTAGGAGGCAATCGTCGGCGGCGGCTAGCTCCTTCTCTAGCATCGAGTTCGGGTCGACGACGAGGGAAGGGTTATTAATATCGTCGGCGACGGTAATCGCCCCCTGATCTATCGTGTAGCGGTCGGTCGCGTTCGTAACCTGCACCGTGTACTGAGTCGGGCCGGGCGGAAGATTAGCGGTCGCGCTCCCCGGCACCGCCCAGTAGAAGGTATCCCCCTGCACCGTCGCCGTACCGGTCACCCGCACGGTGCCGGTCGCGAAAACGACGCTGGCCGTCCAGGGGGCACCCTCCGCGTCCGCCCCGGCGTACTTCGGCGAGTAGAGTTCGAAGGCCCAGGTGTCCCCCCGCACTAGGGCGGGCGGGAAAATAATGGTTACCGGCATCGTGGTTAAACCAAAAGGAGCGTAGGGAAATGGCATAAAATCGAAGCTAAAAGGCTTCGAATAAGAACTACTCGACTACGAATAGCGGCGTAGCCCCCGGAATGCCCTGTAGGATAAACAAAAGATTCTCCCGCACCTTTTCCCACTCCCCCCGGCGGATAGCCGCCTCGTTCTCCGGCTTAACCAGGATAATAAGGTAGGTGGCAAGATCCTTCATTAAGACGGCCAGCTTGCCGAACTCTTCCGGGGTTAAAAAATTCGAGTAGCGGAGGAGCGGCGCGCTCTTCGTTCCGGCCAGCCCGTCTCGCGAGGGGCTGCCATGTTTCGTCTCCTGCCATAGGATGCGCCGGATCTCTAGGAGGGTAAAATCGTACAGCTCGCGGCTCCGGCGGTGGGAAAGGCCGTAGACCTTCCGCGCCGCATCGGCGCACTCGTGCCGCCGGAGTTCGAAACCGCTATCGATAAAACTTTCGACGTACCACCGCTGGGCCTCCCGTTCGAAGGGATCGGTACAAGCGCTTTTAACCGAGCGGATCTTCGCTAGGAGATCGGCGAGGGCGATCTCGCTCTCGAAATCCGCCCCGTCGGGAAGGTTGCGGGCAAAGCTTCGTTCGAGGGGGCTATAACGGGAGGCCAGCTTCTTGTGGTGGGTAACCACGGTCGAGAGCATGTTCGTCGTTAGCTTGCTTACGAAGGCGAAGGCGGTGCCCCGCTCCGGCGAGTAGTGCGGGATCGATTTTAGGAGCTTGCCGTTAACGATCGAGACTAGTTCGTCGACCTCCTCGTGCCGCATGGTCGATTTCGAGCGGATAAGCGAGAGGACGATCGGCTCGCACCGGGAGATAACCTCCCCTAGAGTGTGCGCACACTCCGACTCCTGGTAGTGCCGGATAAGCCCTTCGACCGCCGCGCTATCGAAAAAATGTCCGTTGCCGTTCTTCGTACCGGCAATTAACTATCGCTAATACGCTCTCCCCCAACCGCTACCGCCTAATACCCGCCGCATTTTCGGTTTAACCGGCGGAAGGGGAGGAGAGATCGTCTTCGCATTCGGCGGAACGATCGGAGGCGGCTCCGGCGGAGGCGGAGGCGGAGCGGCCTCCGGCCGCCAATCGCTCTCCGGGGCAACCGCGAGGTTCGCCGCGATCTTCGCATAGTTTACCCCCGGAAGGAATTCTCGTGCGGCTAAGGCATAAATACGAGCGTCTAGCGCCTCATTAGCCCGGGAGTGGATCTTGACGAAGTATGGCGCGCTTGTTCCCTTAACCATCTTCTCGGCGGTGAGCTGCTTAAAGTATTCCTGGTCGTAACCGGCGGAGGGATTGGCCGGAAAGTGCTGGTACCCTGGCCCGGGATCGTTTAGCCGGAGCTGGCTGTAGAGCCTTTCCTTTGGTCCATCCACCTTTAGGATCATTAAGGGGCGGCGGGTGCCGGAGCGCTGCACCCAGTGGCTCGTATAGCCTCTCGTCCCTTTGACGCAATAGACGTACTCCCGCCGGGCCTTTAAGACAAAGCTATAGGGCTGCGTCGGCTTGTTCCCCGAATCGATGGCTACGGCGGCGGGCCACATGAGATGGCCGCTAGCGTGCCGCCACTTTTTGCGCACCCACTCGTCGAACTCCTTAAAAATGTGTGGCAGCTCCGTGTCGCCCTTAAAAACTTTGTAGGCAATCCCCCAAGTCTCCTCCTGGTTGCCGAAGCCGAGAATCTCCGCCTCGATTCTGTCCGATTGGATGTCGGCGCCAACTGTTAAAAGCAAAACTTTTTCCGGGATCACAATTTCATCTTCATACTCGGGATAAAGCTCCCTCCGCCCGTATAAATTTTCGAAGTCCGGCGGGGGCGTCGTCTCTAGGGCGAAGGGTTCGCCGAGGATAAGGTTAACGAAGGTCTTTTGCCCTTCTACGCCGAGCTTTTCCGCGTCGAGAAAACGGGCGGCGAGATAATGCAACCAGCTCGCGTAACCCCGCTTTACCGGCCCGAGCACGTTAAGCGCGTTTAGCGCGTAGCCCCGGCGGCTCCTAATCTCCGGGCGCATCGGCACCCAGCGCCCCTCGCTTACCATGCGCACCCGGGCCGTCTCGTCGTGCTTCGCCTCGCAAACGGGGCAAACGAGGTGCGCCGTTTCGAGGAGGTGGATGCGTTCGCCGCGCTCGTTCTCCATCTTATCCCACCGCACATCGTTCCAGCCTAGCACGAACTCCTCCCGGCAGGCTAGGCAAGTAAGGTGCCATCTCCGGCAATCCGTCCCGGCTAGCTCCTTCGCGATACGGGACATGCCCTCTAGCGTCGGCGTGCTCGTCTTTACCGAAAAGGCGTCCGTGTACCTCGCGCTCCTCTGCTCTGTCAATAACACGACGTCGCCTTCCGTGCCCGCGCTCTCCGGGAACTTATCTACCTCGTCGAAAAAGGTCCACCGGGCGGTGTGGGCGGCAAGATTTGCCGGGCTGTTAGCCCCGCCTAAGATTAACCAGCCGCCCCGGAAAGTCTTATGTAGGATCGTATTGCCGCCGACGCCGAGGTGCTTTAGCCGCCGGGAGGAGGTCGGTTCGATAAGATCCCGGAGCACGGTGCAGGCGTCTAGCTGCGGCGTAAGGCGGTTCTTCGACCAGTGCCCGGCGTTCGCCTCCGTCGGGAAAACCATAACCGTCGGCCCCGGGTTCTGGTCGATCATCCAAAGGAGGGCCGACTCTAAGGTGCTCGATTTGCCGAGGAGCTGGCTCGCCCACATTAGGCAAAGGCTGGCGACCGTCGGATCGTTAAAGGAGTTTAGGACCTCGACCTGGTAAGGAAAATTCTTCCACCTACCCGCCAACGGGCTCCCCGGCGGAGCCGCCCGGTGCCGCTCGACCCAGACGGCGGGTTCGAGAAACTCCCGGGGCCTAAAGAGGGCGATAAGCTCCGAGACGAAATCGGCGACGTAGGGATCACATACCGAGATCTTTAAGGGAGAGGTACTTGCCCCCGTTCCCTTCCTCTTTTGCTTTCGGTTCCGGCTTTTCCGGGGCCTCGCCATTCCGCTTTTCTTTGCGGATGCGGCTTTGTCGGCGGGCGGCATCGACGAGAACTACCTGCATGCTCGCGATGTTAGATAGGATCTCGTCCCGGTCTTCCCGGGAAAGGCCGCTATTCTCGATCGTTTGCTTTACCCCGCCGATGACGTTCGTTAGCCCCCGGGTTAGCTCGGCCCGGGAGACGAAGTCGCCTCGGGTGATCTGATTTTCCAATTCGAGTTTGTCGGCTTCTTCCTTTAATTTGCGCCGCCTTAAAGCCCGGTCGCCGCTAAAGAGGGCGGAGACGATCTGCGCCGTCGAATAGGTCTCGTCGTTCGGATCGGGGGATTCCTCCGCCTCCGTTAAGCGCTTGCGGAGGGTGTCGTGGCCGAGGTTAAACTCCCGGCAAATCGAGTGTAGGGTCCATCGCAAGGGCACGCTCGGGATATTGGCAGCCATGTCTTACTCTTCCGGGAAATCTTTATTGCTAATGCGTTCTTCGCCAAGGATGCGCTCTTCGCCGACGATAGATTTGTGCACTTCTTCGTTGTAAAAAGGAATTCCGGCTTCCATAATTATGTCTAGGTATTTGGAAATCTCACACAACGCCTGCCATTGCCCGATGGCTACCGCTACCATATAATTTCCGGCTCGGAGCGCCTCGGTTACGGCATCTACTCGTGCACGCGTCTCGTACGTTAACCAATCATCTTTCCCGCCATGAGCCTCTCTATAAACCTTTAAAATTGCTTCCGCTAAGGGGGACCGTTGTTCTTCGTTCATACTTAAATTCTTAGAACGATTAAGGCGAGACTTGGCCCATCGAGCAATTGTATTATATCGTATTATACAATAAACTCGCAATACGTCGTATTCGGGCGAGGCTCGCGGTCGCAGCGCTCGCATCTTGTAAAAACTCGAAAAAGGACCCTGGCTGGGCCACTTAGTCGGGAGACGGTGAAGGGAACCGCAAAAACGGAGGGCGGCGTGAAGATTCAAACAAGCCGCTTCTTTGGCAAGAAGGGCGAAAAACGTTCGATCCGAACGTTTTCACGACGACATCGAGCCGAAAACGCCTCCGTGAAAATGAAAATGAGCGGTCCTACGAAAATTCGGGGGCGCGGGCTACATCGCAAATATAACTCGTCACCATAACCGAATTAGCCGAGCTAGATAAAACAGGGACCGGCGGCACTCAATCCAGTTAGAAAAAAATCGGGCCGGAGGGTTAGGAGTGCCTCGGCGTCTACTCTCGTTTGCGAAGGCCGTAGAAGATAATCCTTACCTTGGTATACAATTCGGGGCCGAGGATCTCTAGCATTTTAAGGTCTCGTTCCGGAATGCGTAGCGAGCGGGGCCGGGGTAGCTCGGCGTAGAAGATGGTGCGCATGCGGAGGATGACATAGCTTCTTAGGAAATCGAAGCGGTTGTTATACCACTGCCACGCTCGAAAATGTTCCCGGATTATTACGGAACTCGGGAATTTCCCGGTGCGCATAAACTCGGCGATAATCCACTTTTGCACTTCGATCTCTGGCGGCTCGGCAAAGCGCGTCGTAAAGCGCTGCATAATTAGCTCGAAATCGATCCGGGCGCGAAAATCGTTCGATTTTGCCGGTAATTGGGCAAAACTCTCCGCATCGAAATCCGACCAATACTTCCCCCGGAGACCATTACTATGCAGGCGGGTAAAAACGACATTGCGAAACGTCGTGCCGAGAAGCGAAAAAAGGCGGCCCCGTTTCGGATCGAATCGCGGCAAGATGCGCACCGTTTTTAGGAGGCAATCGTGCACGACATCGGTAAAAAATTCGTTTTCCGATTCCGGCAAATAACGATAAACGAAAAAGCGGGCCGCGCCGTGACATCCGGCTAAAATTTCGCTAAGGAGGGCCGGGTCCCGCGTTTTTTGCCACTCTAGGACCGCCGCGCTAACATTTGCCTCGTCGAATAGCTGCTCGGGAATGCGCGACATTCCCTCTTTTAAAACGAAGCCTAGCTATTTTCGAGGGGGCGGCGGTACAATGGTCGTCTGAATAAGCTCGGAACAGTTGTCGGTGGTTAAATCGAAATGGGGCATTTTAATCGAAGCGGGTTAAAAAGGGTTGCTTACGCTCGACGCAACCTTGAATAATCCCTAAGCATTGCGCGATTTTGCTATTTATCCGGTGCACATCCTCGCCTCCGCCGCTAGCTACGAACATGGCGCTTAAGCCTTCGAGCATAAGCGGACGGATCTTCTCGAATGCTTCGTCGTCGGCGGGTGAATTGGGCTCCGGTATTCCGTGCTCGAAAACAAACGTTCCTAAAACCGAGAGGATGAGCCGCCAGTGGTCGTACTTAAAAGCGATGCTGATCATGGGTTGGCTCGGATCGGGAAGCGGCAAATTGCAAGAGGGAATAATGGGATTAGACATCGCTTTGCTCCGAGGTTTGTTTTTTTAATTTCCCGGGCCACGCGCACCGCTTGGGCGACTAACAGCTCGATTTGTTGCGGCGTTTCGTAATGCGAGAGATCGAGCCCGGCGGTGCCGCCGAGCAAATGGGCAACCAGTAATGCGGTATCGTCGTTTTCACTCATGGGTTAGGAATTATAGCCGTACGATTTATCCCCTAGAAGTTCGAACTTCTTGCGCGTCCGCTTGGCCTTAAAAACGGGATGACCGACGTGGTAACCCTTGCAAAAAGGGCAAAAATAAGCGTGAAGATTAGAACGGTAGAGGCGTATCGCTTTCTTCGCGGCATACACGGCATCGGCTTGGAGCTTGTAGGTGCATTTGCCCTCGCACATGTGGCGTCGGACATTTCGTTTCGAAGCCATTCTCTTAAACTAGAAGGGCTCGTTAATTCTCCTTCGGCGGCATGCCGGTGGCCTCGAAAAGCGCCTTGGTTATGCGAAAAGAAGCGAGCGGTTTCGCGACGCTATCCATCGCGGCGGAGATTCCGGCGAGCACGCCATCGCCAAAATCGGTCTCGAATCCCGGATCATCGGCAACGACTTGCCGCATCGTCCGAAGCGATCGGAGCGAGCTTTCGAGCCCGGCAATAAACCCCTCGTAATAAGCCCTCGGGTTTTGCCGTTTGCGAAGCCGGAAATTACCGGTTTCCATAATGAAACTCTTTTTTCGGGTTTAGCACGAGCACGCTCGCAAATTTACCGCTGCGGTTAAGTTTGCGCTCGTAAATCGGCTTGCCGTTTCCGTCGACGCCGAGCCACTTGCGCACGAAAATGCCGAGGCGCTTTAAAGTGGCGCTCCGGGCGCTGACGGAGGCCTGGCGCAAGCCTAAGCGCATTTCCATCTCCTCGTTGGTTAAACCCTCGGGATGGCTAGCCAGAAGCTTAATTAATTCCCGCTCCTGGTTAGCGAAACTTTCCTCCGAACCGGCAAAGGCTTCCCGGCTTTCGCGATTGCCGCCATGTTTCCGGGCACAAACGTCTTTCATACTCTCCTAGGGATAAATACCGGGCTAGGCCGCACGGTGATCCCCCTTTCGCAGGGTATTTTTCTAATGCGTGGACGAGCAATTGAAGACGGGCGGCAACGGCGAAGATCCGTTATGGCGGCGGGTAGCCTACTGGGGGATTATCGGGAGTTTCTTTGCCGTCCCCCTAGCTATGCTTGGGGTGCATCTCGCCTTCTGGAACGATCCAAAGAGTTTAAATGGCGAATTTAAGTATGTCGCCGACTTCCATAAAGTGCTCGCCGGGCTTCTCGTAGCCATCCTCGGGCTAAACTCGTGGGACCGTCGCAATGGCACGAAGAAGTAGATATGCTTTAGATGGCCGTCGATCCACGAAGCGAAAAGAATATCGCGACCCTAAAGCCGCCGGTGCAGGCGCTCGCCCGCAAGCTAATCGAAACGGCGGTCGCCCAAGGCATCCACGTTAAGATTATTTGCGGGAGCCGCACCTATGCGGAGCAGAACGCTCTATACGCCAAGGGCCGAACGACGAGCGGCAAGATCGTTACCAAAGCAAAGGGCGGCTACTCCTATCATAACTTGGGCTTGGCAGCGGATTTTGGGATTTTTAGCGCCGACGGCAAGAAGTATTATGGCGAACACCCCGACTACGAGCGAGTAGGCGCAATCGCCGAATCCTTAGGCTTCGAATGGGGCGGACGCTGGGAATTTTGCGATCCGCCGCACATCCAATACAACCCGCTCGGTTTAACCCTTGCCGAAATGCGGCAGCGCGAGGCGCAGGGCCTCGATTTATTTAGTTAAACCTCGGGAAGGGAATATTCCTTATCCGGAAACCGGTCGAAATTCGAGCGGTTGCGCTTCGGCTTGCCCCGCATGCCGGGATGGCCGAGGTGGTAGCCGCCGCAAAAGGAGCACCGGTAAACATTCATCGGGTCGCCCTTATTCACCGGACGCCGGTTGCACACCCGGCAATTTGCGTAAGCCGACTCGGCGGTCGCAAATCGCCTTTTCCCCTCGCAGGCATGCCGCCGGATATTGCGTTTCGAAGCCATGTACCCTTATAGAACCCTTCGGCGGCAATAAAAACGCCTGCAGCGGGCTTCTACGCGTTTGCAGGGGCCTCTATGCCGAACTCCCGGCGGACTTCCTCGACGATCCGTGCGGAAGCGCGGCGCCAGGCCAATACCGCCGCTAAGGTAGGTTCGCCCGGCTTATCGTAGCGGAGAGTAGCGATCGGAAGACCCTCCCGGCGGGCGAGATTCTTCGTCGCTTCTTTCCTACCCGATTTATCCAACGATTTCCAATTCTCGATCGGCTCGTATTGACAACTAAGGATCGTGCCCGACTCGTCGTAAGCTAATAGCTCACCCTCCTCGGTTAGGCCGAGACGGTAGGGTTTTTTCGCTTTTTTCGTTTTCTTTTGCATAATCTTACATTTCCTGGACTTGCAAGGCGCGGGCGGCCTTGCGCTCCGCCGCCTTCCTCGCCTTCGCCGCCCGCATCTTCTCCCCCCGGAGGCGGGCCGCTTCCGTGCCCCGGATCTTGGCGGCGGAACGGTAGGCGAGTTCGCGGAAATAGCGGGAGACGGCTTTCGAGGGTTTCGGTTTAGTTGGTTCGTTCATAAAGGTTAGCTCCGGGGAGAACGGGGTTAGCTCCTTTAATCCTTCCGCTCTTCTTTCCGCTCTTGCGTTTCGAGCCGGTCGGCGAAGACGACCCGCCGTTGCTCTAGCCAGGCGATTAGCTCCTGGGCAAACATGAGCTTTTCCTGCACCGTGATCGTGTCGGAGTCGAAGAACTCCCGGTCGAGGGTGCCGACGAGACTCTTAAACCAGGAGAAGCCGGGCTTGCCCTTCTCCGGAAAGAAGCCGGGGTTAAAACCGAGGCCCCCGCTTTGCGAGCCGTCGTCCTCCTCGTCCTCCTCGTCGTCGTCGTCAGATGCGTCGTTAACGACGCTTTTCCCTTTCTTATCTCTCTCGCCCTCTTCGAGTTGCTTCGGCTCATTTCCCCAGACCAGGGCGATAAATTCCTCCGGAGGTAGTTGTAGGAGGAGCGGATTGTCCTCCACATCCCTCGCCGCCTTCATGGCCCGTTGGGCGGCGCGGATCTTAAAGGGTAAATTGCGGTCGACCCATTTCCCCCACCGCCGGTCGAGCGACCGGCTTTGCCGTAGCTTTGCTTTCGCGGCGATAAGGAGGCGGCCTAGCTCGATCGTGTGCTTAACCATATCGACGGCGGACCGCCGGATACAGTTGTATTCCTCCTTAATGGCGTCGATTTCTTTCTGACTTACCGGCTCGCGTACGAGGCGGACCTTCTTTGCTTGCGGGGCCGAAGGTAAGAGTTGCCCTAGTTCGGGCAAGGGATTATCGTTATTATCGTTAGACATCGTATTTAGCGCCCCGGGCGAGTTTGCACCTCCCTCGGGGCTTTTTAGGTTATAGGTTAGTTTACTCTATTTAGCGGCTAAAGTTAGCGGTTTTTAACTTCTCCTCTATTGTTCTCTTTAGCGGCTATATAGATATCAGTGCGCGGCGAGAACAGGGCGTTTGCGATGTATTCGAAGCCCTACATAAATGTTACAGTTAGTGTCCCTCCGGATTATCGGATAATAAACCTTCCACCGCCTTCCGGGTAAGGGAGTAGCCCTTGCCGTGCAGCACGGTTTCCGTTTTTCGTCGTAGAGCGCATAGCACTTCTCTCCTCCCCGGGTTTTAAACCGGAGCCGGTAGCCGTATTCCCTCGCGAGACGGCAAAGCTTAATAGTGTCGTCGGTCGCCGAGGTTTTCTTCTCCTCGGCCTTCGCCGTTCGTTGATTAAGCAGTTCTTTTAATTTTTCGATGTCAGGCATAGTTTGGGCATGGTTTAAGCTCGCGTGCGCGAAGTAACTCACGCGCCCACGCGAGTTATGTAAGTAAGTTTCGCGTGCGTAAGTAAGTTTCGTGGGCCTCTCCAGTCGGCACCGGCCCCCTCGGCGGAAGAAACGGGTGCTCGCTCCGCTGCGCCCGGGGAATCCCGCCGAGGGGACCTCAGCCAGATCTGGAGAGGCCCACGGCGCTGCCGTGGTCTCCCGACCACTGCGTGGCCTCGTCTCCCGACGGGCCACGCCAGCCGCCTCTTTTGGGAAGATTCACTCCGGAGATAGCTAGGGGAGGGGTCGCTCATTCGAGGTCGGAATAATCGTGCACCGGGTCGCCGAAGACGAAGCCGGACTCGGTCGCACCGTCGTAGTGAAGGAGAGGAAGATAGAGAAGGACTAATCCCTCTCGACCTCCTTCCCTCTCTCCCTCGGGTCCGGCATGACAATAATGTGCTTCGAGGCACTCCGAATTTAAGGCCCGGAGAATTGTACCGCTCGCGATACACCTACCATTTAACCAATGGATGAACGAACGTTCGGCAAAAGCTACCATGAGGTTTTGGTGCACCGCCGGAAGTTTCTGTAGTTTCATTAAATGTTAAATTCCTCGGATCTGAAGTTGCTTATGCTGTTTAATCATTTCCGCCGCCTTCGAGGTGCGGTAATCCCCCTCCTTTACTCCGGCGCGAAGGGTGCCCCAATGATCGAAATAGAGGAAGGAACCGTCGCCGTCGGCTTCGGCATTTAGATAAAGCCGGGGCATCTCCTTGCCGGAGGGAGGGCAAACCGCTTCCTTTAATTTTGGATTAGCGAGAAAGAAATCCTCGTAGAGCACCCGCAAAAGCTCTTGCCGTTCCTTATTCGTTAACCTTCGCTTACCCGATTTGCTCTCCGGCCCTTCAGCGTTTGTAGGAGCCGATTCGGCACTCGATTCCTCGCCTCCGCTATTATGCCTTTCGAGACACCTTAAAAGCGATCCGATCACCTTATCCCGCGCTTCTAGCTCCCTTTCTAGGGTCGCGATCCGCTTCTCCTTCTCTTCGACGAGGCCTTCGAGATAACCGAGCCGCCGTCCGAAGGCGAGCATCGCCTCGTCGTCCTCCGATTCGACGACGTGGAAACGGTCGCCGTTGCCGTTAGAATGAGAATTTGCGTTTACTTCCGGCGCGTTGCCGTTATGATTGATAGTAGAGTCTTCTTTCATACGAAGAATAATTATCTTGCCGCCGCTCCCTTTGGTCGGGGACGGCGGCAAACTTTTTCTAGTGGTAAGGGGTTAGCTTTCTCCCGGGATACCTGCCCCGGGATGGTCGAAAGGCAAAGCGTTGCCCCCTAGCTTACCGCCTTCTCCCGAGGCCGTAAAGACAATAAGCTAACATTTTACGGGGATGTTATTATGACCGCCAGCGGGTGAGCGGCTTCTCGATTAGGTAGGTCAAGACATCCTCGGCGAAATCGTCCCACCGCAAAGCGTAATCGTAATCGGACCCGCACTCGTCCTCGGGACCGTAGGATGCCCCCCCCGGGCCAAGCTCCCGATCGATTAGATAGTCGTGCACTAGCAAAAACAAGGAATAGAGATTTTCGCAATCGTGGCAGACGGCTAAGGCGGCACGCATTACCAAGCGGTTGTACTCCTCCGTGCCGCGCTGCGGCAATTTGCGCTTACTCATGGGTTTTCCGCGTCGACGCGCCGCCAAAACGCCCGCTGCTCTTTCTTGGATAATTTTCGGAAGATCCGGATTCGTTTCGTCTCGGGATCGTACTCGGCGACACCGTACCGTATCAGCTGGTAGAGGTCGTCCTGCAGGCCCTCTTCGTGCTCCGGAGGGAGCAAGCCGGTTAGAGGGCTGCCAAGGCAATCGAGGAGAAAATCCTCGGCCAGCTTTTCGGAGGCGGGGCAAGGTTGTATCTTCTTCATCGGCTCTCCCCCTTCTTGCGCGCTTGTTCTTCGGCCTCGGCAAGGGCCCCGATAAAACCGGCATCGTTCATGCCAAAGGCCCGGAGCCGGACGAGGAGGCGGTCGATAAAGAAGACGAGGGTGGAGAATTTCTCGTCGGGGTCGCCCCCCGATTTTAGCAAGGCCTCCCGCCATTGCCATGGTTTATTCAATTTACGATTACGATTCATATTGGAGGGTCTTTGACTCCGAAGATTAATCTTGCTAAGGAAGACAGAAGTTTGTCCGAGTTTCATCGATGGTTCAGGAAAGGGCGGATCATCATCGATCCTGAGTGGCAGAGAAAATACGTGTGGGATCGGAAACGCGCATCGAGGCTGATCGAGTCATTCTTGATGGATTTACCAATACCGGTGATCTACCTGGCCATCAATAAAGAGGGAAAATATGAAGTAATCGATGGCCTTCAAAGACTGACTTCCGTGTTCGATTATTTTCAGAACAAGTATGAGCTGACTGGATTGGAGGTCAAAAGCGAACTCAATGGCTCGAAATTCGAGAAACTTTCACCGGAGTTGCAGGCGTATCTGGAGGATAAGACGGTACGTACTTTCGAGCTGGCACAAACAACACCTAACGACCTGATGTTCCTGATTTTCGAGCGTCTCAATACGGGTGGCATGGCACTTAACGACATGGAAATCAGGAATTGCCTATATCGCGGCGGATTGAACGACCTGATGAAGGAGTTGTCGCAGAATCAGGACTTTATTTTAGCGATTAGTCAAAAGGGCCTGGAAAAGCGACTTTCGGATCGAATGTTGGTCTTGCGCTTCCTCGCGTTTTATCAAATGACCTTCACGAAGGCGAGGAAGGGGCTGAAGGCATTCTTCAATGAGTTCTTTACGACCTATCGCAATCCGACGCCGCAAAAGATTGAAGAATTCAGGACGCAGTTTAAGCGCGCTATGAAGGCTTGTTACACAGTATTTGGCGAAAAGGCATTCCGGCTGAGGAAGACTTTGGGTACGCGTGCAGGAGAGTGGACACCGAGGATAAACGCGACCATTTTTCAAGTTATCTCTGTCTGTTTTACTGATCATGACACAGGCGAGATCACAAGAAGTGCTGATTCGATTCTCGAGGCATACCTCGATTTGATTGCTTGCGATCCCAATTGGGTCGAGGCGGTAACGGCCTCGACCGGCGATCCTGCCAAAATTGACTACTCGTTTACTACTTGGAAAGAGCGACTCAAAAAGGCGATTGCGCCGAGTCAGCCTAACGATCCGAAGCGGCTATTCTCACGCGCACTAAAGGAAGAGCTGTTCGCACAGGACGACACCTGCAAAATCTGTAATCAAAAGATTGTGATGCTTAACGATGCCGCGCTGGATCACGAGGAACAGTATTGGGCAGGCGGCCGTACCGTTCCGGAAAATGCCCGGCTCGTTCATCGTCATTGCAACATGACGCGGAACCGTCAGTAG